TGGCTTATGGTATTAGGGCTTTACCATTTTGGTTTAAACCTATTATACAAGGTAAGGAGGATACAACATCAGGGTTCACATTCTCAGCTCCGGCAGATAACTCTAAAGAGGCTAAGAAAAAGAAAAAAGGTAATGTAACAGATTATCTAAATACAGTTATTGACTGGCGTTCTACCTCTGATGGCTCTTATGACTCCATTAAGTTGAATGGGTATTTGTTAGATGAAGCTTTCAAGATTGAAAGACCAAACGATGTTATTACTCACTTAGGTCAGATTGCACCTACAATGATGCCTAACAATGGGACTCCTATTGGGACAATGTTTGCAGGCTCAACAATGGGGTCACATGCTAAAGGTGGTTCACAAGGTATTGAGTTGATTAAGAATAGCCAAATAGTAGATAGAGATGAGATAACAGGTAAGACTACTACAGGCCTTTATTTTCACTTCCTCCCGGCTCAATTGAACATGGAGGAGTTTACAGACATGTATGGTAAATGTCATACAGAACGTCCACCAGTTGGTACACTTAATGTTAAAGGAGAGGAGATTGTTTTAGGCTCTATTGAGTTCTTAATTGCTACAGAGGCACAGAAAAAGAGACAAGGTGATAAAGCTTATAATGAGCAGCTTAGGACTTACCCTCGTACTTTGGATCATATGTTACGGGATGAATCTAGTAACTGTGAGTTTAATGCTACTAAGCTTCAAGATCAAATTGACCATAATGAGTGGATAGATGAGGAGGATTTATACATGACAGGTAATTTCGAATGGGTTAATGAGAAAGATGGTGATGTAGGTTTTTATCCTAATCCTAATGGTAGGTTCAGAGTTAAGTGGCTTCCTTCAATTGCTAATGGATTACATCATTTAGCAAACGCAGTTAAGAAGGTTGGGGATAAATTCTATCCACTTAATAAAGACATGGTTAGATTTGGTTGTGACCCATTCTCAATTAAGGCTACTAATGGTGAAGGTTCTAAAGGAGCTATTCATGGTAAAACTTTAATGTTCCCCGATGGTTCAGAGGACGGAGTGCCTTGTAATGATTTTGTTGTTGAGTATATAGCTAGACCGCCTGATGAGACTATTTTCTTTGAGGACGTTATTAAGGTCATCCGGTATTACGGGTCACCAATACTTGTTGAATCAAACAGAATTGACTTGTTACGTCACATGAGGAATAGAGGTTATAGACCTTTTTCAATGAACCGACTTGATAAGCATGAGTCTCAGTTGAACCCTAATGAAAAGGAATATGGAGGACAAACAATGTCATCTAAAGATATTTTAGATTCACATAAAAATAAGATTGGTTCATGGATTGAGAATTATGTTGGTGTGAGTATAAATCCTGAAATAAGAGAGGAGGGTGAAATGGGTAAAATGGTTTTCCAAGAAACTTTAAAGGATTGGTTAAAATTTGATTCAGCAAAACGGACCAAGTTTGATGCAACAATTTCAAGTGGATTAGCTATTATGGCCTGCTCAACCGAGAAGTATAAAGGAGATAAAAAAGAGCGTGCTGTAAAAAAGATTACCTTTGTAAAAAGATACAACAATAAAGGTAATATAGGGACACTAAAAAATTATAATAATGGAAGATAAAGGATACCAAATTGAGGGTAGTATGGGTTTTCCTAGTCATAGCGTTCCGGATGAGATTAAGTCAACTCCGGAATTTGGCTTGGCTATGGCAAGAGCTATAGAATCTGAATGGTTTCACAGGCCGAGTGGAGGTGATTGTACTTATCAAAGTAATAGAGATAAGTTTCATAGTCTAAGGCTATACGCTCGTGGTGAACAGGACACAAAAATTTATAAGGATATGATTTCTCCGGAGGACACAAGTTATACTAACTTTGATTGGAGACCGTTGCAAATAATTCCAAAGTTTGTTAAGTTGATCGTTAACCAAATGTCTGAGAGACTTTTTGAGATTAAAGCAGAGGCTACGGACAAATTCTCTACCGATTTAAAGAATAATTACAAAAAGAACATGGAGCGTTTTGTTGTAGGTAAGCCTATGATGAAACAAGCTTTACAGGACTTAGGGGTAAATGTGTTTCCTGATGATTATGAGTCTTATCCTGAGAGTAAAGAGGAGATTGATTTATTTATGCAGCTGAAGTATAAACCCGCTATTGAGATAGCCACTGAGGAGGCTATTAAATTTACTTTAGGCTTGAATGACTATGAGGAGACTCAGCAAAGAGTTATTGAGGATATAACAGTTTTAGGTATTGGTGCAGTTAAACAAAAGACAGACCCCTCTAAAGGGATTGTTGTCGATTACGTAGACCCGGCAAACCTTGTTTATTCTTATCCTCGTCATAGGGATTATAGGGATTGTTACTACTATGGTGAAGTTCGTAGGATAACAATCAACGAATTAAAGCGTATATCCGATAGAGCATTTACACAAGAGGAGTTGGTAGCTATTGCAAGAAATTCAGCTTCATTTGCTAGGAATAATGGTGAAACAAATGAATTTGGTGATGATAATGGTAACAGGGATGTTAGCGGTTACATGGTTGATATTATGGACTTCAACTTTAGATCAACCAACACACTAACTTATAAAAAGAAGTTTAGTAAGAATGGTGGGTATATTATGAAACAAAGGGAGTCCACATTTACTAAAGGTGAGTACGCCAAAGAGTATGACGCTGTTAAGAGAAACATTGATGTATGGTATGAAGGTATTTTGATTCTTGGTTGTGGTGAGCTGATTAACTACAAGATGAGCGAGAATATGATTAGGCCAGAAGGATTGTTAAATATGACTCAGCCTAATTATTCACTTTATTCTCCTGAACTTTATCAAAACAGGACTAAGAGTACTGTTGAGAGAATAATTCCGTATGTTGATCAGATGCAGCAAATACATATTAAGATTCAACAAATGATTGCTAAAGTTAGACCTAATGGTATATTCATTGATATTGATGGGTTAAACGAAATTGATATGGGTGATGGTACATTCTTAACTCCAATGGATAATATTAAGATGTACAATGAGACAGGTAATATTTTTGGTTCGGGACGTGATGCAGAAGGAAATTTTAATTACTCTAAAGTCCCATTCCAAGAGTTAAACAATGGGGTTGTTCAGGGATTAGAGAGGTTAACCGGAATGTATAACCATTATCTTAATTTGTTAAGGGATGCGATCGGAGTTCCGGAAGGAGCTGACGCCAGTACACCAAACCCTAAAATGCTTGTAGGAGTTCAGCAGCAGTTAGCTTTAAACTCAAACACAGCAACAAGACATATTTTAGATGCGTCACTAAGTATCTCCAAAAGAGTTGGATTAGGTGTATCGTTAAGGCTAAAGGATATTTTCATGTATTCTGAACTTAAAGAAGTTTATATAAATGCTATTGGAGCTTTGGGTGTGGAGATTCTTGACTCAATTAAAAATTATCATTTACATGATATGGGTGTATTAATTGAATTAAAGCCTGATACAGATGCCAAACAACAATTAGAGCAGAATATACAAATTGCTTTATCAGAAGGTAGTATAACTCTTGATGATATTATTGATATCAGAGGTATTAGCAATATAAAGTTAGCTAATGAGCTGATAAAGGTAAGGAGAGTTAAGCGGGAGAAAATGAAAAATGAGCAGCAGGAGAAAATGGCTAAGATTCAAACGGAGGCTCAAATACAATCTGCTCAAACGGCTGCTCAATCTGCTATGGATAAAATACAGGCTGAGAGTCAGGCTAAGTTAGCTTTAGTTCAGGCAGAAGCCGAAGCTGCATCAAGAAAGATAAACGAAGAGAAAGAGGCTAAATTAGTTTTGATGGAAAGGGAATACCAATATAACTTAGTTATGAGGGGTATAGAGTCTGAGGCTACAGTTTATGCAAATAAGTTGAAGGAGGACAAGAAAGATGCAAGACAGAATAAGCAGAATACTGATGCATCTAAGATGATAGAACAAAGACATAACAACGGAAGTCCTATAGATTTCTCAGCACCTGATGACCTCGATATAGACAATGTACCAGTGTTTGAAAGTGGAGTTGATAATATTGAGGGTGGAGTAAGTATGGAAGGGTTCGAACCAGTGGTTGGCTAAAAATAGGGTATGAATTTTTTTGCTATATTTGCAGTACAGAAAACGACAAAGGAATTTAATTAAATATTATGATAGGAACAAATCAAACAATCGAAGGGTTTAAGTCTAATGGCCAAGAGCCTAATTATGACTTTGACATTAGTGATAAGGATTTCAGTAATACTGATCAAGGTAATAATGAGCCTCCTGTATTGGAGGTTCTTGAAAATATAGAGTCTACAACTACTCCGGAGACTGTTGTTACAGAACCAGTAGTTATCCCTGTAGTAGAATCAGGGGTAGAAGCGAACACATCTAACGAGAAAGTTGAGCAGGAGGTTGTTACAGTCCCAGTGCAGACACAGGTTACAGCAGAGATTAATGACGACAGTGTATTTAACTACCTAAGTGGTAAACTAGGAAAAGAAGTTAAGACATTAGATGATTTAATTCCGCAATCTGTTAACCCACTTGATTCAGATCCTTATTTGAAAAACCTTGTTGAATGGAGAAATAAAACGGGGCGTCCTTTAGAGGATTGGGCTAAGTACCAAAAGAATTATGATGAAATGAGTGACATTGATGTTGTAAGGGAAAGCCTACAACTAAAATATCCAATGTTAACTCCTGACGAGATTGATTCTGAGTTAAGTAAGTTCATCCCTGATGAGGATGAGGATACCCCACAAGAGATTAGATCAAAGAATATTGAGATTAAAAAGTTTGCACATGACGGTAGGACTTTGTTAAATGAACTAAAATCTGACTTAGGGAAACCGAGTGAGGGATTTGGTTTATCAGAGGAACAAAAGTCTGATTTAGAGTTAGCTAGACAATATAAAGAAAGCCAAGCAGGGCAATCGCAGGCAGTCTTAGAGTATAGCAATAATGTAAAGCAAGCATCTTTTGATCTTGGTAAGGTTAGTTTAAAACTATCCGATACTTTATCAATTGATTACAACGTATCCGAACAAACTAAAAAAGAATTACCTGACTTCATTAACACGATGCCTCATTGGAGGAATGCTGATGGAGGTATGAATTTTAAAGCAGTTGCTGAGGATTCATTAAAGATTAAGCATTTTGATGACATTATGAAAATAGTATTTGAACAAGGTTTAAGTGCAGGTAAGGACGAAGTATTAAAAACAACAAATAATGTCAATCTAACTGAACCAAATAGGTCTCAGGTAGTTGATACAAATGCGCCCATTGTTGAGGGGTTAGACAGAATGTTTGGTCTAACAAATAACAAAATTAGGTTTAAATAGTAACAATAAAAATTTTATATTATGGCATTATCAAACACCCCAAATTATCAGGTTAGACCGAGTGCAACTAAGACTCAGGTTCAATCTAACTATATTTCTATCTTTGACTACTCTAGTCAGTATTTACCGGATGTTCATGCAGACATGGCCAAGAAGTTTGGTAATCAGTCTATCAGTGGTATGTTGTACATGCTTGGTAATGAGAGCGCAATGGCCTCTGACAAGACTATTTGGACTGAGGAAGGTAGATTACATACAGTATATGACAAATCAGTTACAAGAGCGGGAATGGTATTTACCCAAGCGGGTCATGTTTTCCGAGTAAATGAAACTGTTTATTTGTCTGACGCAAACGTTAAGAGACAAGGTATTATTACAGCAGTAACTGAGGATACTTTCACTGTAGCTCCTTATAAAAATATCGCATTCACCGGACTAGGAACAACGGGTATTACCGCATGGTCTTACGGTTCTGAATTTAAGAAAGGTACTTTTGGTATGCAGGGTTCTTTAGATACAGACTTAACTGTTTTATCTAACACTCCTATTATCATGAAAGAGAAGTTCTCTGTTTCAGGTTCTGACGCTACTCAGATCGGATGGGTTAAGACAAAAGACGGATGGTTATGGTACATGCTTTCTGAGGCTGATACTCGAAGACGTTGGGAGGACAAATTGGAATTAGCAATGATCTTAGCGGAGGTTGCTGAACCGGGGTCTGTTGCTAACCAAAACGGATTCAAAGGTACTGAGGGTCTTATTGAAGCAATCAGAACTAGAGGTAACAGATTCGAGGGTGTAGCTGATACACTTGAAGATTGGGACGCTATTCTTAAGAGATTCGATGCACAGGGTAAGATTCAAGATTACATGTTCTATGTTGATAGAGATCAGTCCTTAGCAATTGACAATATGCTTGGAAAGCTTAACGCAGGTTATGACGGTGGTATCTCTTACGGTATCTTCAACAACGACAAAAACATGGCTGTTAACTTAGGATTTAAGTCCTTCACTAGAGGAACTTATAACTTCCACAAGACAGACTGGAAATTGTTGAATGACCCAACTCTAATGGGTGCTGTAGCTGCTAAAGCAGGTAAAATTAGAGGTTTACTAATCCCAATCGGAACAAAAGAAGTTTACGAAGGAGAGTACAATGGCGGTGGTGATGGGACTAAGATCACAACTCCGTTCTTAGAAATGAAGTATAGAGCTTCCGGAGCTGAGAACAGAAAGTACAAAACTTGGATTACAGGTTCTGTTGGAGGTGTTTACACTGACGATCAGGATGCAATGCATGTTAATCACTTGTCTGAAAGATTACTTAAGACGGCGGGGGCTAACAACTTTATGGTATTCGAAGGGGAATAATAAATATATAACTAGGGGTCTGTTAAATCAGACCCCTAATTTTTAACTTAATAAAATATAATACAATGGCAAGACCAATTAATACACAAAAACAATCTAATACAACACAACCTGAAATTTTCGAACAGTCAATCTTGGAAGTTCCTGAAACAATCGAAATTGTAGAAAAACCTATTAAATCACAACCTAAAGTAAAGAGAGTAGATAAAATGTACAGGCTTACAGAAGGTTCTAAAGGTGCCTCATGTATGATCAAAGTTGGTAGGAATAAAAAACTTACAGTATTTGATGAGAAACTACAAAAGCAGAGAGCAATTAGACACTGCCCTAACGAATTATCTATTTATGTTGATGAGCAATCAGAACATGCAGTTGTTGAGGAGATTGTTTTTGAAAAAGGTAACTTAGAAGTTTCTAAGTTTAAAACAGTAACTCAGGATTTCTTAGATATCCACCCTTCTAATGCAGAGCATGGAGGAATTATCTTTGAAGCTGTTGATTATGCTAAAGAGGCTGATGATATTGTTCAAGAGGAGGAATTAATTTCTAAGATCAGAGAAGCGGTAAGAATTAAGGCATTAGAGGATGACGGAGTGTTTTACTTAGAAATGGTAGCATCTGTATTAGAAAACTCTTTAACGGCTGTTGCAGGTATGAATATTAACGAGTTAAAAAGAGTTATATACTTCCACATAAATGACGACCCAATGTACTTTGTTGATGGAGATACTTTGGACGTAAATATATTTGACGATTTAGGTACACTTAGAACGTACACCACATTGAAGGCTATTCAAGAAGGAATTATCAAAAGATCAGCTAATGGTAGATCAATCCTTTGGGCCAAAGGTAATAAGGAGATTATTGCTGCTCCATTTGGTATGGATGCAGTAGAATATTTTGCTGAGTTCCTTGCAAGTAATGACGGTATTTTAGTGTTTGCTGAGATCGAAAAAAGACTTAAACTATAATATTTTTAAAATATTTTTAACCCCCTATTTGTTAGTAGGGGGTTTTTTCGTATATTTGCATTAAATAAAATAAACAAATTATGACTAAAACGATTTACATAGAGGGTCAAACTATTGGGTATTACGATATTAAACAGTTGAAAGGAGAGTTTAAAGAATATAATATTTCTATTGATGATCATGTGGAAATAGGTGATGAAGTTGAAATAAATAGGGATGTATCAATTGGTAAAGGTTGTGTAATTGGTGACGGAGTTGTCATTCAACAAAATACAACTTTAGAGTCTGAGGTTAAGTTACAGGCTAACGTTGAGTTAGGCATGAATTGTTATATCAAAACAGGAGCTGTAATTGGTGAAAACTCTGTTATAAAAGATGGTATAACAATAGGGGAGGATAATATTGTCCCTAAAAATACTTTGTTAAATGAAAACATTCACTTTGTTGGGTCAGTTGCTACGGTAACATATGTTGGTAATGAAATAGTTTGTATCGGGTGCAAACATAAATTGATAAGCAATTTAACTGATGAGTTTTTAGAAGACTTAGGTAAAGAGTATCACTACACACCTGATCAGATTGAGGAGTATAAAGGTTACGTTAACCAAATAAAAGATAAAATAAAAGGCTTATGATAGATCAAGTTTACAGGGTTGTTCAAGCATTGGTAAATAAGGAAAATAACGGGTATTTAACCCCTACAGAACTTAACTTACTTGCTAAACAAGCTCAGGAAAGAATTTTAAGTAATTACTTTTCAGATTATAATTTCGCAAAGAATAAAGGTAACAGAGGAGCTATAAACAGTGGGTATGCTAATTTGGATTTAGTTATAAAACAAAAATTATCTAGGTTTGTATCATCTGCTGATATGGTAGTTAATCTAAATGGTGAAGTTCCTTTACCAAGAGATTTAAGGTTTATAGAGGATGACGGTGTAACATCTTTGTTTGATCTACCCGGAACAATGATTGAGGATGTGGTTGTATCCGAGGTTGATAATTCTAAAATAGGTAGGATGTTAAAATCTGATGCAGCACCCTCTACAGTATTCCCTGTGTATACTTTAGGTGAAGGTATTTTAAAGGTATATCCCCCAACAATACCTCAGGTAAGGGTAAGGTATTTAAGAAAGCCTAAAGACCCTAATTGGACTTATAGAGTTATATTAGGTAAAGAGGTGTTTGATATGTCAAATGGTTCTTATCAGGACTTTGAATTGCATGAGTCAGAGTTTGCAAACATTGTTATATCAATGCTTTCTCAGATTGGGATTGTTATAAGGGAAAACAACGTTGTTGAAATAGCAGAGAATTTGAAAGATAAACAGAAAATAAAAGATAATGAATAAGAATAGCAATCCGGAATACTACGAGCAGGAAGAGCTTTGGGGAGGTTATCAATTTATCACTTTAGAGAAAGTTGTTAATGATTACTTATCTCTAAGGGATGACGATGACTATACATCGAGAGTCGGGAGGGATAAGATAATTATACAGGCTAAAAGAGGTATTAGGGAGTTGTTTGCTAGTGCCATGCATCAAATAAGAGGACAACAATTAACTTTAAGTGATAACTTAATGATTGTTCTACCACAAGATTATGTTAATTATGTCCGTGTATCTTGGGTAGACTCAGACGGTATATTACACCCTATGGCCAGTAACAAAAATCTTTCTATGGCTAGGAGGTATTTACAGGATAATGTAGGAGGTATTTTGTTAGATAATGAAGGGTATGAATTTGAGGATGATGGAGGACAACAAGGTAACGGACTAGGCTATAAGAAATACGAAATTTGTTGTGATGATCATTATCATGGATACAACAGTCATTTTAGACCAAATAAAGATTTTTCAAATGATTATCCAAATGGAAGTTTTAATATTGATACAGAGCGTGGGTTCATTAGATTTAGTTCTAATGTTAAATCAAGGGAGATTGTTTTGGAGTATATCTCAGACGGCTTATACATTGGTACGGATGCTCAGGATGAAAGAAATATTAAAATACATAAATTCGCAGATTCTTGTTTAAGGAGTTTCATATATTATGAACTGATTAAACAAAGACGAAATATACCTATGGGTGAAAAGGCTTTAGCTCGTAAGGAGTATTATAATGATCTAAGATTGTTAAAGCGTAAAATGAACCCTATAAGGTTGGCAGATTTTATGCAAGCCTTTAAATCAGCTAACAAGTGGGTTAAGAAATAAAACAAATAGGATATGATTAAAAAAATGTTAAATGGGAACGCTATGGTAGTTGTTTCTAAAAGAGAGGAAGTAACAAAAGGTGGGTTAATATTAAGTACAAACATTGAATCTAATGTAAAGAATGCTATTGTTAAATATAAAGATAACTTAGGTGTTACTGAGGTAGGAGATAATGTAACATTGCCTTTTCACTCAGGTGTTGAAATGGAATACGAGGGAGAGAATGTTTTACTTATTAATGTAAACTCAGATATTTTATTTATAGATTAATATGGAAGTAAAAAAGACACTCATACAGGGTACTATGAACAAGGGGGTAGACGAACGCCTGCTTCCTGATGGTCAGATATTACACGCTGAGAATGTAAGGATTGTTACAACAGACTCCGACTCAGCAGGAGTTGCAGAGAATAATAGGGGTAATGAAAGACTTACCAATATGCAGTTAAAGAATGCTAAAACTATTGGTGGATTAAGTGATGGCAAGAATGGTAAATTATATTGGTTAATCTATTCTGAGGAAAAGGATTTGTTAATGGAGTATAACACAAGGACTAACGTACTTACTACAATTCTTGAATCGACTAGGGTTGGAGGAGTTTTGAACCTTCACCCTAACTACCTTGTTACCGGAATAGTAAAATTGTTCAATGATGATTTCAATAAAGATTTACTGGCATGGACTGATGACCGGAATCAACCAAGATGTATCAACATTGAAAGATGTAAAACATTTACACCTAATGGTTTTGAGGAGGAGGATATTAACCTCATTAAAAAACCTCCTATTTTCGCCCCTAAAGCTCAGATGACTTTTACAGCATCTACGAGAGAGAACAATTTAGAGAATAAGTTTGTTTCATTCGCATATAGGTATAAATATTTAGATGGCGAGTATTCAGCTTTATCCTCTTTTACAAACTATGCATTCTCACCTAAGAAGTTTGATTTAGATTATCAGACTATGGAAAATATGGGTATGGTTAATAACTTCAACGCTGTTAGGTTAACATTCAACACCGGGAGTAGGAGAGTTACAGATATTGAGTTAGTTTTTAAAGAATCAAACTCAAATACTATTTTCATGATTGAAAGGTTTAAGAAGGTTGAGCAGAATTGGGATAATGATGTAGAAAAGCAATTTGTTTTCTCAAATAGTAAAATCTATACTACATTACCGTCAGATGAAATTTCTAGGCAGTTTGATAATGTTCCTCGTAAAGCAAAAGCTTTAGATTATGTTGTTAACAGATTAATGATGGGTAATTATGTTGAAGGTTATAACCTAATCAATATGTATGGGGAGGACATTAATTTGGACTATGATGTATCAGTAGTTACTAAAAGTATACAAGGAACTCAAATACCTTTAACAATATCACCTGATAGATTTAACTTAAATTTTGATTTAACAAATATTGAACTAAAAACTGACACAAGGTTAAACTTCTCATTAGAGTTGGAACAGATTGATATTACAGGTGTATTTCAAGGTGATGTAGATTTTATCTTGAACCGAGACTATACAGGAGCTGCTGACTTAATAAGTGATACAGATTTTCAGTTGTTTATAACTGATATTTTATCTAACAAATTTATTCAGGATTATACAGCTACGCCACCTGCTAACTCAAACGTCCCGGTACTTACACCTTTTTCAATTGTTGGTGTGACAGGGAGTACTGTAACAATTGGCAGTCCTTCATTGACTTACACAATAGATGATACACCAAGTGACCCTAACGATAACCAAACTCATGATGAAACTTTCAGATGGGGATTTAGAGGTACTTCAACTTTGTATTTTAAAAATGTAGCTGTTGACTCCTCTATGAAGTCAAATAGGAGTTATGAGGTAGGAATTGTTTACAGAGATAACTACGCTCGTAAAACAACCGTTTTAACGGACATTACGAACACGATCTATATTCCACAGGACTTATCTATCAATCAGAATAAGTTAAGGGTTAGACTGAATCATTTAGCACCTATGTGGGCTGATACATATAAGCTTGTAGTTAAACAAAACAAAGGAGAATACCAAACTATATATGCAAACGTATTTTATCAGGAGGGTATTTATAGATGGGTTTTGTTAGAGGGAGCTAACAAAGATAAGGTCAAAGAGGGTGATACATTGATTGTTAAATCAGATTTAAGTGGTTTTGTATCAAACTTAATTAAAGTTAGAGTTTTAGAGGTTAGTGTTAAACCAAGAAACTTTATAGAGGTTAATTATGATGTTGACGGTAATGAGATTGTTGAGGAACAAGGCTTGTATATGAAAATAAAACCTATTGGGTTTAATATGAATTTTGATGCCTCTACATCAAGGTTATTTTTAGGCAGTCAAGGTCTTAGATATCCATCAAGATGTTTTACTAACCCTCAATTCGGACAGTATGTAAATGGCACTTTTGTTCCTTATAAATTAAAGTCAGGCTCTAGGATTAGGATTAACATTAAAGTAGAGGCTTTTGGTAAGATTGAGTTTGAACATGAGTTTGATAAACGATATCGGGTACAGACAGACTATGATAGT